TAGCACCAGACTTCGCCTGCGAGCTATCCGCATCAGCGGCTCGCCAGCGAGTATGGAGCGTACCGATGCAGTCAAGTAAGATGCAAGATTGAGCGTACTCTTGGGCGTTGCGCACACCCTGTGGATACTGCCTGTGGATAACTTAGTCATAGAGATAACCCTGCAACCTTGTCATCATCGACTACTTTGATGCCCATTGCTCCACATCCAAGACACGTACTGAACCATTCGTGAAGCGTTAGCTCTGATGTCTTTCGAATGCCATGACGTTGCTTTGCTTTTCCGTAGAGCTTTGCGCAGATTGAGCAATCAAATTCAAGTATTGGCATGTATGGATTTCCTTAACGTCTCAATAGGTTGCAGATTGATTTGACTCACCCAGTAACCGCCTTGAGCTGACTGGAACCTTGGACGCTTTGCAACGCCCACCGGTATCCAACCCATGACGTAATAGCTGGGCGATTCGCCTACTACTAGCACTGCAATGTCAGTATCACGATCATCTTCGCTGATGATTAAGTGACCGCGTTTATGCGGCGTTTGTTTGACCTCGATGGCAATGCCGTTCCAATAGACATCAGGTTCATTCTTGAATGTATTGACAGTCGGCACAAAGTCCTCAACGCCAAAGTATCTGGCCACTGCCATTTCAGCTCCAACAGCTTCACTGTGAATCACAACGGCATTGTGAAAGTTGCCTTTGTTGCCTAAGAATTTAGGATTTGACCCGTAGTACGATTCTCGGGCAAGTCCGGCAGTGTGCGCAATGATTTCATCTTCACGCGATAGTCGCACCATAATCATCTGCAATCCCAACAGAACCAAATTATCTTTTCGTTACCAAATCCTTTTTGATAACCAAAGTCATCAAATTTGACCAGCCTTGAGCATTTGTCACATTGCTCGACTTTGTAGGTTGCAATGACGACCCCATCTTCCATGAGTGTGCATGTCATTGTCCTTGGGTTAATTATCTCAATTGGCCCACTCATCGAGTAGCCACCACAATCAAAATCACAACAAGGACGCATTCGGCAATGACAAGAATCTTGACCAATAGGCTCTTTGTCATACTTGTGGCTTCCATTTGCCATCACTGCTCATGACTAGCCAATTCGGATCGCACTGCTCAGGCTTCTTTTCAATGCAGCTGTAATTCGCCCAAGGCTTGCCCGTAGATTTAGCACTGCCTTCTCTAAAGACGCGCTTGCCATGCTTGCATTGTTGCAATGAATCCGGTGTTCCAGCTGCATCGACTTCTTCTTGAGTCTTAAACGATGGCACTTCACCAAATTTGGTCGTCCAGTAGTCATAATCTAGGTCACTCTTCGCAACCTTGGCTGGGAGAGCTTCAATCTGCTCCATCGTCTCCCGGGTCGTGCGCTCTGCACCGCCCATGACAAGCTGCATGACTCTAAGAATTGCAGATGTGCAAGTGTCCTCAACGAACCAGCGTTTCATGTTCTGAACGTATGCGCCTTGGTAGCCATAGGCATGGTCAATGCCCGCTGGGTGTGTGTCATCTGACTGGCGAAATGCTTTGGCTTCAACCAGCACAAATCCCTTTTCAGCATCAAATTCAACGATGCGTGTCTCTATGCGTCCGGCTGGATAAGTTGCAAGCCAACGATCTGTTCGGGCGCGAGCGGCCTCGTAGCCGTCCAAGAACCCCATTAGCGAACCGCCTTAGATGATGCGTGACGGCCAACGGCTTTGCCGCGTTGGTAGCCGTCTTTGTGACCTTCTTTGTATCCGACTGCATAGCTGCAAATTGCCCACAGAATGCAAGCTATTGCCATGAGGACAAATAGCCCGATTTCACTTGTTGTCATTTCTTGCTCCCGATTCTGAGAGCTGCGTATCAGCTCCCGAATTACAGAGTGACACGCATAGCCGACAAATTCAAGAATGACGCCTAAGAATCGGCGTGTCGGTTACTTCTTGAGAGCCATTTCAAGAATTAATGTGTCGAGCCTTTGCTCAATTCTGCTGACTTGATCCTTGAGACTCTTGCCGCCATTGGGTTGCAGCTCCCGCATGATCGACTTCACCATGAATCTCATTGACGAATAGATGGCAGTCAGCACCGCAAGAACAAGCCCACCAACGGCCGTCCATTCGCCTACGCTCATTTCTTGTTGCCGAATGCCACGTCGTTTGGATTTGCCCAGCGAGCAAGTACTGGAACGAGTCCAGCCACCAACCCCATTGCCAAATCCTTTGGATTGGAATTGCCAGTCATATAGACGGCCAACGCGCCGGCGACTGAGCTTCTTGCCCATGATGCCAGCATTGCTTTTGCTTGATCCATTAGTTGTCTCCTTTGTTCAAGCTCCCGATGAGTGCCGCGACTTTCGCTTCACTCAATTCGATTTCGAAGTGCATCTCATCTTTTCGGTTTTGATAATCTCCACCCCATTTGAGGCCGTACTTCTTAGCCAAAGCTCTAATCATTGGAACCTTCTCAGCTGGGAATGTGCCAGATTTGCCCAGCGGGTGTTGTGTTGCGTTTAGATCGATTGCAGTGCCAGAGCTGTGATTGCTTAAATTGTCAGTTGAGCCGCGTACCATGCGAAATGCATAACCCCAATCATCGAGCTGACCTTCATCAATGGGTTCAATTAGCTCATGGAATTCTTTGCAGAATCCAGCGATCAATGGTGCAACGGCTTTCGCGCATCGCACCTTGAACTTTGTTCCCTCGATTGGAACGCTGATGATGTGGATTTCAGCTGCATCTTTAGATGCTGGCCATCCGTTATGGCTTTTAAGCATCAACAAGATTCTTAGTCAAGTGTTCCACTATGCGTTTGCCTCAAGTGCTGCAACTTTTGCTGATAAGTCTTGAATAGCCTTTACCAGTATTGGCAATAATTTACCTGCTGAGGCTTCTAAACGCTCAGGATTATCTTGCTCTACTAGTTTCAAATATGCTTCAGTATCATACTTGTTTTGTAATGCTAGTAAATCTTGAGCAATAAATCCTGTTTCAGATTTACCATTATTAGCATTGTTAATTACATCGCCATTTTCATCATATTCAGGACGCATAGCCCAATCAAAAGTGACAGGTTTTAATTCATTTACAAAATCTAGACCTAATTGAACAGGCTCTATATTTGTTTTATCTCGCTCATCTGATAAAGCAGTAATAGAAGTTTGTTGGCATCTTAAAGTTGAAATAGAAGAATTGCCTAAAGTTACGGAATCTGAAACAGTAGCGTTTGAAGGCCTAGCCGCGTAGCCAATCGCAACATTGTTACTACCAGTTGTTGTATTATCACCAGCAAAAGCCCCATAAAATACATTTTGTACGCCTGATGTAATGAGAAGGCCTGAACTTTGGCCGACTCCGTTGTTGTAATCAGCAGTGCAATCGCGAAGTGCATTTACACCAATTGCAACATTATACGATGAAGTTGTACCAGTTGCTAGAGTTGATTGACCAATAGCCACATTTTGTACGCCTGTTGTAAGTGAAACTGCAGTATTTCTACCAACGGCAGTATTTTGCCCGCCAGTAGTTGCTGCCGTTAGCGCGTTTTTTCCTACTGCGGTGTTGTATTGACCTGTTGTATTTGCTAACAAGGCACTCACTCCCAAGGCCGTGTTATCAGATTGACTTGCAGTACCTTTACCAATAGTTAAACCATTAACAGAGATATCTGCGGCAAAAGGTGAGCCGCCTGAAGGTGTTGCCCATGATGGAATTCCCGCCGCGACTGTCAGCACTTGACCAGTTGAGCCAATTGCTTTTCTAGCCAACGCTCCTGATCCAGTTCCGTAAAGCAAATCGCCATTTGTTGTCAAAGTGCTAATTGTTGGCGTTGTTAAAGCTGGAGATGTCAGAGTTTTGTTTGTGAGTGTGTCGGTAGTCGCTCTACCAACCAGCGTGTCTGTGCTTGTTGGAAGTGTTAAAGTGCCAGTATTTGAAATGCTTGCAATAATTGGCGTTGTAAGTGTCTTATTTGTCAAAGTCTGCGCTGTTGTTAAATCAGCTGTGACAGCTGTGTTGATCGAGACTGTTGGCACTGGCCCAGTAGGTGATGTAACTGTTATACCGGTTCCGGCTGTTATTCCAGTGATATCACCTTGATCGTTAGCAATCCAAGTGAAATCCATATCTGTTGCAGATGTCTTTGAAAGAATCTGACCTGTTGTGCCACCTAGTAAATCTGCCATTGATGTTGCAACAGCTTGACCAAAGACTTCAAAGTCTGCCGGTAAGTCAGTAACCAAATCAGTGGCCGTCGGCATTTGCCAGCTGAATGGTGTTGTCGGATTGCTCATTTTTTCTCCTTATGCCACGACTAGGGCGTTTTCCCAGTCAAGTATCCCAGAAATTGTATTCCAAGCCTCAACGACACTTACATCTTGCCATTGCATTGCCTGCAATGAATATGAAAGCGGCGAGAGATTAAGTGAAACGCTAATTTGATTGTAAGCCGCTTGGAACGTCCAGCCCTCAACAAAGCCCAAATAAGTTCCGGCCGACATATTGAGCGGCAAATCGGCGATTGCCAGCGGCATTCCCATGAACACGTTAATCAATGAATCTCGGTCGCCATCGTCAATTTCTGGATTTGTAAGCTGATAAGTGATCTGATTAAAGTTGTATTGAGGATATGCCCGGAGTGTCAGATAAAAATCTGCCTGATCTTGGGCATCGGCTTGATGTTTGACTGTTGTTGTAAATATCTGGGCAAGCTGACCATATAAGCCCACTGAGGTTGCATCAGTTGCATCGACTTCTGACGTTGAATTTGTGCCATATTTGAGCGTTATGGTGTTTCGCACATCGCCGGCACGTTGTTGAATTGTCAGTCCTGAGCCTTGAGCATCGTTGGCCGAAAGATTGACATATCCGTTCGTTGCTAAGTAAATGGATCGATGGTCTGCCGAGGCATAGGATATTAACCCCTGTGCATCCTCGTAGATATAACCTAAGCCGCTAGTGGCTAGAGCTGAAACAAGTGAATAAATATCTGTTCGACTCGATGCCCTTTGTGCAAGCTCATAACTACCTGGAGTATCAATCTCGCCAAGTCCGATATTTTGAGCATTTGCCCAAGTCTCAGTCGGATCATAAGTATTCCATTGCAAAGCTGCTGGTACTTCTGACCAATTGTTGAGCAATAAATCTTGCAAAATTGTCAGAATCTGGTTGCCATCAAAATCTTGCGCCAAGACGCCATCGGTCAATGCCTTTGGCAATCGAGCCAATGCACCCAAGGCAATAATCTTAACGCGCTGTGCATAGGCCACATTTCCCAATTCGGCCACTGATATTGCAATATCCACAATCGAGCCGCCGAAGATGGGAACAAATGTAGCTGTTGAATCTTGCAACTCTATGGTCAATGAATCATTGATTCCAATAATCACATTCGATTGATCTAAATTGATAAGTTCAATGTTGGTGTAACCGGCTTGAGCTTGCTCATAGATATTAGTTCGCCCAGATGTGATGGTCAGATTAGACAAGATGGCCGTCTGATATTGAACGCCCCCAATAGTGACTCGCCATACTGGATTAAAGACTGTCATATTGCCTGCAAGTTGGATGCGCCGCCTGTACCGCGGAAGTATGAATCATTCAAAGTCTCGACAATTGTGCGAGCTGTTCCCTCTGCATCGATTGCGCCATTGACTGTGATATTGATGCGCTCTGCTGTTGAAAGCCCGCCAGTCACCCCGGCACGAGCTGCGGCGGCTGCTTCTCTGGCATTGCGTAGGCGTTCAGTCTCAGCTTTAAGTTCTTCACGTCTTAGGATTGCAGCTTGCATAGCTGGTGAATATGCGCCTAATGGTGCGCCAGTAAATGTGCGCGGATCACTGCCGCCCATGCTTCCACCGGTATCAAATCCACCGCCGCCGCCAGTGCCGCCCACATCGCCGCCGATATTTGGGTCAAATTCTGCTCCTCCGGCTTTCAAGCCTTTAGAGTTATCTCCACTTAAGCCAAAGAATCGAGTGACTGGATTATCTGTCATAAGTTTAATAAATCCCTTGACTGCATTGACTACGTTAGTGACGGCAGTGATAATCTTTGCAAATCCTGAAATGGTTACTGAAATGATTGTGCCAAGGATACTAAATGCGCCTTTGAGTGTTACCCCAATGATGGGAGCTAAAGTATCTTTTGCAAATGTTCCGACTGCTTTCATGAAATCTAGCAACGGCTCTAATTCTTCACTGTTGTCGGCAATAGCCTTTTGAACCTTTTCAAATGCACTGCGCAATCCGTTAATGGCTGGCGTGAGAATTGATGAAAATATCGGAATTAAGAAATCATTGATAAATCCCCAGACAGCTTTGAATTGTGGCAGTAATACTTCTTGAATATAAGTTCCAAGGAATTTGATTACAGGCTGTAATTTTGGACCAATTTCATCTGCAAATTTCTGAATGGCTGGCACAACATCTCTGACGAAAGTATTGACCATCGGAGTAATTGCATCAAGTACAAATGAACCGACTGTCTCTTTGCCTTCATCAAATGCCACTTTAAGACGATCCATCTTGCCGGCAAATGTGTCTGCTTTTTCAGCAGCTTGACCGCCGAAAGTCGTTGCCAATGCTTTGGTCACATCATCCATGCTCATGGTCTTAAGTTGTGCGGCAGATAATCCAACACCCAATTTAGCCAATGCACTTGAATTGCCTTCATAAGCTTTACCAAGCGCGTTAGATACAGCTTCAAGCGATTTGCCTGAACCCGCCGCAATGTCGAGAGCTAAGGTTTGAAGTTTTTGTGATTCGGCGACATCTT